GTTCTTTGTAGCCTGATAATGTCAGTTAAATTGATCGCTGATTATATGACTTAATAAGGCTGATCGTCCAGAACATACCTGTGCCAGGACCGAAAAACCCGTCATACCCTCCCCACAAGCCTCCAAAGAGTGCTTGTTTTTTGGGCGGGATGGGAATGTCTTTTGCCTTTTCTGCTTTGGCCAAGGGGTCAACAACCAGAACGAAAATGCATACGCCAATAAGAAGAAATGGCACCGTAATCAACAGAATGTCTGGTGATAGTAAATTGAGCATGTACGTTCCGGCCACTGCTCCAATGGCAGTAAACCCGAAAGCCCATTTATTTTCACGAAGTTGCTTCAGACTATCACGGCCGAAATAGCCATATGTTGCCGTTACTGTGCCGAATAAAGATTGAAGCTTTAAAGTGCCGATAACAATATTTGGAGGCAATCCGGTTGTCATCAGGGCGGGAAGTGCAATTAACCCCCCGCCCCCTGACACAGCGTCAATAAATCCTGCCGCTACCCCCACCAGGGCGAGCAGGAGAAAGGGAAGTATATCTCCCAAAATTACTGCATTATTTATCAAAACCGATTAAGCGATCTTTGTTGTACTCCAGGATAGAGCAGCCTCTTCTTTGCTTGATTCCCACGGGAAAACGCCGTCGACATTTCTTTCTTCATAAATCTCTTTCAAGATTCTTTTTGCATCATCATCAAGTGCATCATAATTGTCCTTCCAGCCCATAGTCATGTTGTAAAGCTGGCTGGTAATGAGATTGATGTCGTCAATGTCCATATAGGTTCCTTTTGGGAGAGCTTGCGTGAATCCTTTTATGTACAAAGAATCAACCAGAGCGTTCAGCGCATTGAAATAACAAAGTCCTAACCCTGCAATGTTATTGCCGGCAAGCAGAATATACATGGGGTTCTTGCTTGTAGCGTAACGCTCCATCAATGCTGTCAGAGTGTCACTCCAGACATCAGCCATTTTCACAAGTGACGTATTATTGGCCTTTAAAAGAGCGTCTTTGCATTTTTGATAACCATCGGCCGCATCTTTATTGTCTTTGATAAAATCAACGTCCATTCCCAGACGATAATATGCAAGGCATGTTTCAACCATGTATGGCTGATATGAAAAGAAATCCAGATTCGGGTATGTGTCACTCGTAATAGTATCATTATACATAGAAAATAGCGATGTCTCGACTCCGAAAGCGTAAAGGAAAGCGTCGCCATTCGGCTCCATTTTAGCGTTTTGGGTCATTATATTTTGCCTTCTCTATTTTGAACGATTTCATTGATGTCCTTTGCTGTTTGGACTACCTGTTTTCGCTCATTTAGATCAATGCTGGCAAGTGTTTCTGCTGCTTTTGCTTGCGCTTCTTTAGCTCTGGCCATCGAAAGCACGGTATCTGCTTCGGCTTTCTGAGCGCGTGCGATATGTTCAGCTGATGCAGCTTCCAGATATTGTGCTTGCGGATCGGGCTGCTGGGCTTGTGCCTGTGCTTCAGCTGCGAGTTCTTGCTGTTCAGATTCAGTTGGATCAACAACACCCATGCGAACAAGCTTATTGCGGGCATAATCCCTTGCTTCCATGATGCCCTCGCCTTCCATGTTTTGAAGAGCCATCAAAGTCAGGACTTGTTGGGTTTCGGGATCCGTTACAATTGGAATGATTTCAGTTAGCGTTCTAACAGTTGCAGCGCGTTTACTGGTACTGCTTGGGCCTGCTTCTGCCACAACATCAAACTTGGCATTGGAGAGGTCATTGTCATATTCAATTTGCCCTGATTGCTGATTAATTATGGGGCGAGACAGCTGAATGGAACGCACTTCTTCTTGAGCGCCAATTCCTTTCATCATTCTTCCGCTTTCAACGAACACATCGCGCGCCATGGAAAGCCAGATCTCCCCGCATCGCTGGATGGCTTTTGTCATGTTAGACAGATAAATAAAAGACTGCATATCAAGCCTGTTCTGTACAAGCTCGATTGCCCTTCCCGACATGTTGTTCTGAATCTCTTCACCAGCTTCCTGGCTTCCGAGAATCTCCTTGATTTCAATCTCAGAGCTTTGCATGAGAGCCGCAAGCGCCGGTGGCACGGCAGGCGGCTTTGTATAACCAACCGGCCCAGATGCAACCATTTGACCCGTAACAGGATCAACAATCGGGTTGATGATCTGGAAGGGATAATTCTTCAGATTCGCTTCCGACCACTGGAATTCATGTCCTGCAATCTGCTCGGGCGTGAAGATAGGCTTTTCATAGGATGAGAGGGACGTAATCTCGGCAAGCTTTGAAAGCTGCATGTTTTTCAGGCGCTGTGCATCCTTTGCATAACGGACCTGGCCGGCACATCTTTCAACATTATCGACAACCCATCTTTTGCCGTAAACTGGAACAACAGGTATTTCGGTGCCTGCTATATACCCGCAATCCTCCAAGATTCCGCCGCCAGACATAATGTATTTATGAACCTTGCGGGTTTTGATCTTGCGTTGCCTGACCTTGATGGAGCCAATGGCATTTAGCGTTTCTTCCAGATCTTCATCATTTTCAAAATCGCTGTCTTTGTATTTTTCTTCTGTGCCATCAAGATTCTGATAAATGTGAATGGTCTCATTGGCTTCTTCGACCACATACATCTCAGCTACATAGACGATATCTGCCGTTGACCAATCAAATGTGCTTGTGCTTATTTCTTGTGGCCAAGTGGCAGGATCATCGGACCATGTTTCCCGGTATGATTCGAGTGTCATGGCGGTCAGAACATAGCACCTCTCTGCATCAGCCTTATCTTGCCGCTTGGCATTCAAATCAAAATAGACAGTGGTATCGGCATCGAAGATCGGTTCTATTTTGATGCATTGATATTCATTATCTTCATCATACGCATCTTCATATTCTGTACGAAGCCTAAAAGCACCGAACCCGCCGCCGACAGCCTCTTCAAAGGCATTGTCATAAGCCTCATCGGCAACGCTATCCTGTTCAGTGGCGCGATAGAGCGACGCACAGGTTTCAACCAGTTCATCATTTTCATCCCCATCTCTGCTTATGAAATTCACTGAAATCCGGTTATTGCGGTATTCATTGATGATCCGCATGACCGCCAGGTGAACCTTGTTCACTTCCAAACGCGGACGGTTTTCATAATAGTCACTCAGCTGGCCTTCCCATTGGGCACCGGCAATTGAGTAGAATCTGCGATCATCGCGAGCCTGACGCCGAACCTCGATTACGGCTGTCTGGATATTATGGAATTGAAGAAGGGCTTCCTGATGAATCTCGGAAAGCCTTTGTGATTTGCTTTTTCTTGGCATGGTCACCTCTTCACGACATAACCGGCATTGCGGATGGGATCATCTGGACCTGAACCGGTTTACGGTTTTGTTCTTCAAGATTCTTTTCATATGAAATAGCAAGCAGCCCGAATGCATCAGCACAGTGCGACGACCAATCATGATTGGGGCCCAAGCCGATCATTCTGATCTCATCCTGTTTTTCATGATAATGGCCAAGCGCAATCAGGCCGCTGGATTCAACTTTTTCCTTGTTAAACCAGCATGATGGGAAGATCCGTCTGACGGCCTCAACGCGTTTCATGGCAGCACCCTTGCCCTGATTGGGCACGACCTGGACCTGGAATCCGGCTGAATGCAATGCAGACTGGAACGACACATTATAGACTTTATCGCTTGTCGCCCCGTCATGAGGCAGGACCATCATGGCATTGTCATAATTGTTTTGACGCAGCCAGTGAATGTCTTCACCTAGCTCCTGGCCTTGGCTCTCCCGGTAATCGAGAACCCTGATTTCCTTGCCTACGAACTGGCCAATCCAAATGGCTCTTGCATCAGATCTCGCCCCGGCGCCTCCGATATCCCAGAACGCGCGAACAGGAAGGAGCGGATCTCTTGATACATGCCCAATACGCCCCTCTTCGCGTGCTGCGATCAGTTGAGATGCGTAATAAGCGCCTTTGGTGATGCTTTCATATTCACCAAGCCATATGTGTGTTGGGT